GCAATCCGCCTGGTTGTGTTTGGTTAGCGGCCTCGGCCATCCCTTCCATCATCTCCTTTCGCTGTTCCTCACCACGTACCATTTTCTGTGGTACTTCCCATTTCTCTTGAAGCTCATCGACCAGTTCATTTTGGTCTATGAATAGCTGCCCTTGCTGTGGCCCCAAGATACCCAAAACGTCACCCGCGAATCCGCGGAGGCGTTCTATTTCTTCAAACTTTTGCGCTCGAGCTAATGGCGATTTTGCAACGACTCTTACCTCGCGGCCGTCGAGCTTCGGCATTTCCAGTATGCCGGCGCGCGTGAATAGCCAGACGATGCGCTGAAGCATCTTGTCGAACCATTCTACCTTGAGCCTACCTGACGGCCCTGAAGTCATTTCTGCAAGGTTTTGCATCCTCGCATTGATCTCAGTTGCGCTGCGCGGAGTTTGATCGAGAGGGCCGAGGTTTTCTGCGAAGAGAGCCTTTCGGATGTTCTCTTGCTGTTGCGTAAGAACGATGTCGGCAACATTGAAGTTGCTTGGGCTGTCTGTTCGCTCGAGCCCTCTGCTGTCCGGAGGTCGTGCATACACCGCGCCCGGTACGATTTCCACGTTATCGACGTTGATAGATCCATCGTCGTCAACCTGCCACAAACCCGAAATAGCCATTTGAGAATTTTCAAGAATCATCTCCGTGACCAGGTTCGTAGTTCGTATCGCCGGCAGAGCGGAGATTAGCGGGCCGCGCCCGTAAGTCTCTCCGGCTGCAACAGACCATCGCGGCGTAACGTATGGACGGGCACCAAGGCCGCGCTCTTCGTTGTCGATAACTAGCGACTTGTCTTCGCCGGCGACCACCTGATAAATATAAACTGGAGTCGTAAGATCCTGCCAATCGCGATACGAAGCTTCAACCAGATTTGTAACCGCATCTGGATCCCCGTCCATCTTGCCCTTCAAGGAATCAGAGATTTTAGCGTCAGGCCATATCAAAGAAATATCGGCGATCCTAACTTTCTCTCGAATGCGAAACACACCGTCAACTTCTTTGTTTGGAGCTGTATCCCAAAATGTATGAGACTGCGGAACACACTTGAAATTGAGAAGTTTTCCGTCGTGACCATCATCAATGATCAACGTCGACCACCCAATAGCGATATCGGTCAACACTTCCTGAGCTTCATTCACAAAGTTTGAGTTGACAATGGCATCCCAAACGAACTTGCCAACTATATCAAGCTGCGCTTGCAGCTCTTTGCGCTGGTTGATGTCGGTGACTTCGGGGCCGGGCTCAAACCTGAACCACATGAGATGAGATGGAATTACGCCTTGGTGAATCCGGGAGACGAATTCTGCCAGAGAGACAAGCGCGGTCTCGTCAAATATTTCTTGGCTACGCTCTTCTCCGGGAGTCGTTTCGTAAAACCCTTCTCTCGCGGGAAGCACATAATCGTATATGTCTTGCCAAAGGTCTTCCCAATTTGTGCGATTTTTCTTCGCCCTGGAGAATCTCTTTAACAGAGCTGGCCCGCTGAGTCTCATGTTCCTAACTGCGTTGGCGCTGACGATCCAGAGAACCCTTTGAACCCACCGGAAAGCATTGAGAAAATACCTCTAAGCTTCCGACGAAATGAAAGGTTATCGCTGAATGTTTTTGTGGTTTGTCGTGCATTCTCGACTCGAAGCTGACGCTCCCTCTCTATCGACATGCTTTCAAGTTGTTTCTGCTGATCTGTTTGCTTGGGCCTGCTGCTCATTCTCGCCCCTCCAACTGAAGACGACCTCACCACCAGATTTCAGGAGTCTACGATATAAACCGTATGGTGTCAGTATTAGAGTATTCCCGAGCCCAATGAATCGACTGATCATATTCGAGCAATAAGTAATGAGAGCCCCGCTTTCATCGGCTGGATTTACAGCTTTGAAACGAACTACGGTCCCCTTCATTTCTCCTATGTGCCGCAAAAACATCTCAATCTCGAAGTCAAAAAAGATAACGAAATCAGTCTTCGACTGCCTCCAGTCGACCATAATCCAACGCTTAGACCATTCACACCACTGCAATACAAAGCAGTGACGAAACCCTTCACGGGTCTGGCCTAGCCAATCCCACCAATTGCGCTCGTCTCGGTCAATGAAGTAGATCAGAAATTCATGCGCCTGGAAGTCTTCGCGCGTTTTTTCTTTCCGAACACAGGCCACTTCGTCTTCGCTTTCCCCTTCTTCGCGCTGTTCGATTGACTTTGTGTTAATGCTCTTCCCTCGCCTGCTCCAACAAGAAGATATTGCAAGCCGTCATGTGGATGTGAGTATTTGTTTTTCAATGGGCGCGGCTCGTATCGTGGAGAACCGGGGCCACCTATGCGCCGATAACAATAACCTCCGCGAAAACCCTTTACCAGATAGGTGCATTTCGGACTGACAATCAACCCGGGGTTTCCGTCAACCGAGCGATCCATTACAGATTGAACGGTCTCAATTCTCAGCACAGGGTCATTTGTTGGGATCGGCGCCGCAAAAGCTTCTACTCCATTCGCCTTCAATATCTGGAACGTGGTTCTCTTGTCCCTGTCGGCGGAAGAGCGATCGTCTCCTGACGGATCTCCGTAAATTTTGAACTGCTGGTGAGGATTGCACAGTAATTCAGAGAGCTTCGCCTTTATCAGTCGAGCAAATTCCGGAGTGGAGATGTCTTCCGGGCACAGTTCGTCAATAACAAACCATGCGCCTCGCCCCATTCGTTGAGCAAAAATAGCGGCAGGATAAAGACCGAAATCCAGACCAACCCATATTGTCCGAGTTGGGCTAACTTCAATTGTGTCTTTTGCCTTGTGCTTTTCATCGTTGTAGTTTTTGTAAACAGGCTTGCCTTCACTGACGGTTCCGAGAAGGTTTTGAACGTAGACTTTTATCCAGTCCCGAGTTTTGCCTGTGATGATTTTATTGTAATACTGCGGCGTTAGGTTGTTTGCATTTTCACGAAGTGGGTTTAGCTCGTACCCTTTCGTATTTCCTTCTTCGTCTTTGATGTCGAGCATCGCTGGAGGTTGATTGAAGAATTTCCAGCCGTCCGGCTTTCGCAGCATGAGTGCTTCTTCGTCGGTAATGTATTCAGGCATAGGTGCATCGCCAGACATTATGGCCCACCAGTGATCGTCCTCCGGCGCATTGGTATCCGCGATCATTCCATACCAGGTTGGCCCACCTTCTCGCATTGACGGAAACCTTCCGCAACGCATGGTGCAAGCGTCGATAATCGACTTCGGCATCTCGCGCGCTTCATTGGCCCATATGCCAGTGAGCTCAAGCGAGAGCAATTTTCGAATATCGGACTCATCATCGAGGGCCAGAAAAATAACTTCCATGTCCAGATCGCCAACGATGATGTGATGAGTAAACGGGACGCCCCATCGAAAGGGGCCGAACTCATCTTCTGGAAACCAATCAAGCCAAGTCTTGATCGTTGTGGTTTTAAGTTGGGGGCCGGTATTACGGATCACTGCCCATCGGGTACGGCGTATGCCTTTATCGTTCGGCTCTTGTTCGGTCGCCCTTTTGAATAAGTCGACCGCCGACGCTACTGATTTCCCTGATCCAACCGGCCCCCTTATGCCGCGCCAGAAACTATCGTCTCTCATGTACTCCCGAAGAATAATTCCATCGGGTTTGTAATTGAAACCGGGCACTATGCGTCTTCACGCAAGATTGGTTTTCCGTTCATCCCGACTATCTTAGAAGGCAGAAAGAACTTTTTCCTTGAGGCAAAGTCTGAGCGTTCACCTGCCTCGCGCAGTCCTTCGACAGTTTCAGGCAAGAGAGAATCAATGAGCCTGTCACACTCACGATTGGTTGCGAGTATTTTTTTCTCTTCTTCCGTGAAGTCCTGAAAATAAATACGCCGAACGATAGCGCGAAGCAGTTTTAGTTCACGCTTGTTCAGTTTGTGAAGGTTCTCACCCGGCATTGTCGACAGCTTCGTCTTTGGTAACCGGATCGACAGCTTCGTCTTCGGCCGGATCGGGAGTTGCAGCTTCATCTTCGGCTATCTCGCCTTCGGTGCGAACATCTTCGCCAGGTTGTGCATCGGATTGCTGCTGATCTTTGGCATTTTCGAGGGCTTGTTCATCCTGAACGTCTGCAATCCTTTGCGCTTCTTCTCTACGAGCCCTGTCTGTTGCTACGCCTGCGCTCTCCTTTTTGTGGGCCGATCCTTCAATCTTCTGCTCGGCATAATCAATGAGTTCTTCAATCCGTTTGAGTCGCTCCCTTATTTCGACAGCAACATTCATTGATTCGATCTCGGGCGTCAGTCTTTTGGCGGCCGCGTTGAGCCGTTTCTTAATTTCCATAACAATTCTTCCTCATTTTGTGTGAGTGGTTTTTGCTGAGCTTCGCGCGCTTCGATTTCGTACGGATTTTCCTGATAACCGTAGCGCACAGAATAGTAAAAGAATTTGATGTAGAAGGTTAAGTGACCATCACGAATGATCTGATATGCGTGTTCGAGCTCATGGCGGAACACCCAATTGGGAACCTCATTAGCAGGTTCAGCGAACCTTATCCTGTTCCAAAGAACGATGCCACGGACGCCGGCGTGTTTCATCCAATCAACATCAAAGCGAATATCGACGTCTTTACAAAGGGTTGTGCAGATTCCAGCCCGCATCAATTTTCCTATTGAAGTCCAATTTGCGCAATGAGGGTAACAGAGCATGAAGCTAATATCTCTACTTCATCAATCGAAATTTCAATAAGTAGGCTTGAACTATTGAAGCCCTCTTCCGAGGTCTGGAGTGCCCAAACCCTGTCAATTCCAAGATTCTGCCAAACGCCAAGTGAACCGCTTGTCGGGTTTTGTCCAGAAGTCTTTGTTGCTCTGACTTTGTAGGTTGAACCGGCTTCACCGTTTGGCCGAATCCAGTCAGTTAGGGAGTGAATCTGAACATAACCTGGGAATAAGCCTGTATAAATATAAATGTTGCCGTCGCCGTCAACCTTGTATCTGGCGTCAGCAAAAGCATTGTCGTTATCCCATACAGTCTGATTGTGCAGATCAAGTACGGTAACAATATCGCCGGAAGCGACCAGATCACCAGACATTGTGGACGTTGCCGTTATCGCTTCATGGACTGCGGCCGCAACGACATTTCCTATTCCAGTGATAACCGATCCAGTGACCGAAGTAATCGGCTCAGTTGTATCGAGGTCTCCGCTGATATTGATCGAGCCCTTGCCAAACTTCGTTGCATCCACTATTGGCTTCGCATCAACGCTGGATGTTACATTTATCAGGCCATACGCTTCCTTGAGCGCAGCGCCACCGCCGATGCTGTAGAAGCCGCCCTGGGAATTGTTGTAGAGCTCAATCGAACCATAAGCCACGCGCAAGACAGCTTTCTTTTGACCGTCGATTGTTCCAGATCCGATCTGTCCAGCCGTAATGAACTCAGATTCTTGAGACAACAGAGAGAGATCGCCGTCAGCAAGTATTCGTCCGATTGCACCAAGAGATCCCGATATGGAAACAAGGGATTCTTTTGCGTAGATTGCGCTGATACCAAGATCACCAACAAACGATATTGTTGCTGTAGCAAACTTCTGATTCAGGTCACCGCCAAACGCTCCCAATGCGCCGCCGAGTATCGTGATTGTCGCCGTGGGCCGTATACACGACACCTTTCTGATCTCTGCTTCTGGTACGTCACCAACAATGCTGATCGTTCCATGAGCAAGAATGTTCCCGCCCGATGCGTAGTGATAAAGCGCACCGTGTATCTGGCTGGATACATGGATAGATCCGCTGGCAGGAACGATGTCGTCTGACTCATCTTCAAGAGCCGACAAACTTGCCGATATCAATATCGACCCGGCAGCAGTGATCGGACAGAATGAGATTCCCTCGGCATAGAGACTGCCGAGGACAGAGACAAATCCTTCTGCCAGTGTTTCAGGAGTGTAAATAACGCCCTTACTTACAATGTCGCCAATCGCGGTGATCGTTCCCAATGCGTATGCGAACGACTGTCCGGACGCAGATAGCTGGCTAGTTGCAGTGATCGTGCCAAGAGCCAGATTCACGCCGACGTTGGCGCCTATGCCGGCAAGGTCGCCAATCGCGGTGATCGTGCCGCTTGCAAGATGTACCGCTTCCGACAAGCCTTGGCCAAGTACCGTGATTGTTCCTCGAGCAATCGAAGTACCAACCGCGACCAATTGACCGGAAGCGAGGATCGCACCCCCGGCCAATTGGGTTCCACTCGCAGCGACCTGGGCACTGGCCGTAATAATGCCTGTGACGACGTTATGCTCGCCGTTCGCAGAAACACTACCTATGAAAGAGATTGTTCCGGCTGCCGAAATCGGAGCCTGTGCCTTGCTCCCGAAACTGCCGTAAGGCATACGGGCTATTCCGATCAGGCCGAGCCGGGTAAATGCTTTGGTGAATGTTTTACCGGTGAGCAGAGTCCCAACGCCGGCGAGCTCGCCTATCAGCGTGATCGTGGCCTGCGCCAGATGTATCGCTTCTGACAGACCCTCTCCCAGTACCGTGATCGTTCCTCTAGAAAGAGATGTTCCACGTGAAACATTGTCGCCAATGACCGTGATCGTGCCAACCGGATAGACAAACGCCTGTCCAATGGCGGCCAAACCAGCACTGAAGGTAATGGTGCCAAATGCTGTAATGATCCCGCCTGTGGTCTCGGTTCCTACTGCATTGAGATCCCCGATAAAGGTACTGGTCGCCGGCACAAAGAACGTGAGCGAGGTTCCTGCAGAAAGGTCGCCAGCAATGGTCGACGTTCCAGATGTCAGTTGCTTGGCGTCTGCGGCCAGATCGCCAGTGATCGTGCTGGTTCCGACTGGATACACAAAGCCCTGCCCAAGTGCAGACAGGTCGCCAGCAATGGTGATCGTGCCGGCCGCAAGGTGAATACCTTCCGACAGACCAACGCCGAGCATCACAATGGTGCCGTAAGCGTTCGTCGTTCCGGTTGCCGCCAGACCGCCAGTGATCGTGCTGGTTGCTGTGGCGTAAACGATGCCTTCGCCAGTTGCAGCCAGGTCGCCTATGACTGTACTGGTGGCCGTGGTGTTTGTGGTTCCGTCGCCGGCGAGGGTCGCGCTGAATGTAATCGTGCCGAGCGCGGACACAATTCCGCCAAGCAATGTGCCAACGGATACCAGATCGCCGATAAAGGTGCTGGTGCCGGTTACTGTATTGTGTTCGCCATTGGCCGCGAGGTCGCCAATAACGATGATTGTCGCTGAGGCTTTAGTGACAGCAGTTGCAGCAAGGTCGCCGGTAACGGTGCTGACACCGGATGCAAACGACACCCCTCCGCCAGCGATAAGCTCACCGATGAAGCTGATTACTCCGAATGCGTTATGCACGCCCTCGGAGATCCCAACACCAAGAACCGTGATCGTTCCATATGCGTTTGTTGTTCCGACTGAAACGAGATCACTGGTAATGGTGATCGTGCCTGCGGCAAATATGATGGCCGTACCGACGCCTGCGAGGTCGCCAGTTGCGAGTACGGTTCCTGTTACTCCGGTGTGTTCACCATTTGATGCGATGTCACCAACTACCGTTATCGTTCCAAGTGCCGTAGTAACGCCAGCGAGATTGTCCTTCGAGAAGGTTGCAATAATTCCAACAGCAGAGCCGGTAGCCGGAAGTGTTCCGAGTGCTTCTTGCGTCGCAATTGATGTTAGTAGCAGCGTTGCAACATACAAACCATTATCATTCGTTGTGGTCTCATCAACTTTCTCGACATGCGGGCCGTCCCACTCAAATCCACCGCCTAACTCAAAGCCTCCTCCAAAAGCTACGGCAATCTCATCGGCGTTACTTGTCGCCGCAGTTGTTCCACTCGAAAACTCATCGGTGCTAGACATTTCGTTATTTGCGAATTTGTCTACATATGACGCAGGAAACGGCCCCTCTATTTCTATAACAGCTATTTGTTGATCTGACGTAGTTGAGCTACTAGCGGTTATTACTGACTCTGATCCAGATGCTATTTTCTGTGACATCTCGATTTCAACGTCAGCAACCGAGTGATCCTTTCCATCGACAATCTCAAATCCAGATGGAGCCGATAAAATAGTCCCATCAGTTCGATGTAGACAAACAAGAAGATTTCCTGCTTTCGGCGAAGCGCCTAGAGTTACAGATACATCTGTTGCTGCTGGAGCATCATCATAGTCGACTGCAACTACGTCGCCCCAAACCGGAACTATCGATCCGACAGAAGCAAGATCGCCGATCATGGTGATCGTCGCCGTTGCGTTTACTGTTCCGTCTGTACCGATCGCGGCGAGATCACCGATAACGGTTATCGTTCCAGTGGCAGTAATTGGGCCCGCCGTGTAAGTGACGACAACATCAACAGCAGATACTTCAAACTGTTGAGGTACGGCCTTACCTGCTTGAGCGGCGGTAAGTTCAACTTGCATGCCGTCGAGTTGTGCAGCAGTCCAGTCGGCATCCCAACCGGCGTCGGTAATTAAAGTGTAGTTAGCGAACGATGTTGTTAGCGCCGCTGTAGACGGCGCCCCTGAATTTTGGCTGGCTCCGCCGATGTATAAAGCAAGATCAATTCGTCCTTGAACGCCAGAGTTTACGAGCCGGGCTCGTACATTGACCTCGACGCTGGAAATAATATCGCTGTCTAATAATCCCGAATCCACCAGGTCAAAGAGTATTACTTCGCCTTCACCATTGGCGGCGGTCTGGATAAAATCAGAATCAGTTGGCGACGAAACCAGTTCGTCAATGTCAGCCCAACCGCCCGTTGTCCAACCGCCGTCGTCGCCATTAGGAAGTAGGGATTCTTCAGACATCTTCTACCCATTGCCAGCAGCAGCCCAAAGTGTCGCGGCCTTCCTTGTGCATATGAGGCCACGGCAAGCAGGTTTTCTCGAAGATTTCTTGATTGCTCATGCTGTCAGGAAAGTGAAGGCTTGCGCTGTCCGGGTCTTTGATGAGCTCGTCGCCGCGCTGAATAGCACATCCCGTTTCGCTGTCGTCAGTATGGTAGATGCAATCATCACCCGCTACGTTCGGAAAACGCGGGCACTCGCGGCAGCACGCCCCATCACATTTTCTGACCTGAACGAACTTTCCCATGAGATAAGCCTAGATAATTATGAACGCATTTCCAACAAGCGGAGTTTGCGCCAGTGCGGTGACGGTAAGAGTTCCGGTTGCACCAACGTAATCGGTGATCTCTGTAGCTTCATCCTGCGCCGGCCCATCGAGGAAGATCACAATGCGACCGATGTAGATATCGTTATCGGCTTCGGCCAGGTCAGTTTGAATGATCGTGTTACTTGGCGTCGCTTCGCAAACGCCCTGTGCGATCGCAGCGGCCGAAAGTGCCAATCGAATAGCCGATGTTGCGTTGTCGTTGATCTCCTTCATATTGACCGACAAAAGCGCAGTGCCAGCGACAGCGTACAGGGCATCAAAGGCATTTTGGTTCATTACCATGATGTCCTGATCGACCGGCAGAACCAGTGAATCGTCATTGATAAGAACTTTCAATCGGCCTTCGGTATCCACGTCGCCGGAGATCAGCGACAGGTTGTAATACCCATCGGCATTGGCGATCGCGGCAAAGGTTCGCCCTGAAATGTCGGTTACTGCGGCAGCGTCGTGCTTGATTATCTCCGCTTCGTCAGCCGTACCAACGTCCAGCGTCGTCACTGGCGCGAATCCGTCACCGACTGCGACAACCGGGCCAATAACCACCTTTGTTGCTGTGTCTGCTCTCACGAATTGCATGATCGTTTCCTATTTGTGGTGCTGGTAGTGATAGAAGAATATAGGAATATCCGGGCCACCGGCACTGATATCGGTTCCGATTGCCGCGAGGTCGCCTATAAATGTTGAAGTCGCTGCCGCCAGGTGAACCGCTTCGGTGATTCCTACACCGAGAACCGTGATCACACCGCGAGCAAGAATAGTTCCGACCGCAGTAAGGGTTCCAGAGAACGTCGAGGTTCCGGCCGCCGGCGTGAATGCGCTTGCAGTGTAGTCGACTTCTATCTCGAAGCCATCCCAAGCAAAGATCGCACCA